CGCATGGTATCCTCTCGGTAAAACATAACAGCGATAAGTACCAAGTTCAAAATAATGCTGAAATAAGCAATCATTTTACCCCTCCTTTCTTTTTAGCATTGCCGTTTAAAGCACCTGCCTTGCCTTTGTAATACTTAGGCTTGCGAGTCTCCTTAGCAATGTGCTCAGCCCAGTCGTTGAAATACTCGACGGGCTCTTCGCGCTCTAAAGGTTTACGAGGTGGCACTTCGGTAGGTTCGAAGCGGTCTAGTTTGCGCATTAACCACTTAATAAAGTAATAGGCGGCTACAATGGACACCAAGGCAACTAACAGCGGCCAAGGATTTTCGTTTAAAATTTGAATTTCAGTCATAAGTATGGTTTTTAAGTTGTTTGCATAATAAAAAAGCCAACCCCGTAAAGAGTTGGCTAGTTAGTTTAACCTTTCCAAACTACCTTGTTATCGTTTTGCTCTGCAATGTCAATGAATTGCTCGCCAAACATATAAGCAAAATAGGCTGCTTTAGAAAAGTGCTTGTCTTCGATTTTATCGTAGTACGTCTCTTGGCCTATGGCGTTAATGTACTGCGTGTAGAATTCGGTGTCTTTAATAATTTGTTCGTTTTGCATTGTTCAAATATACAACCACCGCGCAAACCTGCAACACAATAGCGCAAAATTTACCCCTTAATTTAGCGAATGGTGATTTTTTTAAGCAAATAGCACTATATAACAAAAAAAAGCCCCCCATCTCTGGGGAGCCTCACACATGAAAAAAACCGTAAATTATATTAAGTCAAACAGAAGAGCAGGCGCAAGTTACTGCTTTTCTACTGAATTAAGCAAGCGCTGGAGATACCAGAGCGCTTTTTTAAGATCTTCGGCCCCGTTCTTTTTGTCATAGCGCCATAGGTACTTTAGCACATTCCCGCGCAGATAGCCCCTAAACTGTTCTTTAGTTAGGGCGCTTTCTAGAGCGTCGATAGCTTCAACTTTCCCCGCATAGTGCTGCGGGTGGTTAACTGAATCAAAGCCCCCCATAATTAGAACGGCAGCCCGTCGTTATAATCGTCTACTGGTTTAGCCGCAGGCTTAGAAACCGCAGGCGCTGCCTTCTCTGCCCCGCCTAGCAATTCAATAAACTGAACGCGGCAATTTAGATAGCTCTTGCCTTGGTACTCGCTAATTGAAGGCAAGCCCTCTACTAGCACGCTTTTACCTTTCTTTAGGTACTGAGCAAGCGCGGCCCCTTGGTTTGCGTCTCGGTAATAAGCACAGCCGATCCACAGCGTTTCCTTTTCTCTACCCTGGCTTACGCCCACAGAAAAGCGAATTTGCAAAGTCCCGTCTTGCATTGTTTTGGTTTCGGCATCTCTTCCGAGGTTGCCCGTAAAATTGATTTTAAGCATATTATTTATTTTGGTCTAAAAAGTCTATAGTTTTAAATATCTGGTAAGCCACTTGCGGTACTATGGCGTTCCCGTAGGCTTTGATTGATTCGGCTCGCCATTTAGGAAAGGTAATTCCGTCCAATTCACGGGGAAGCCCATCATTTCCGCCACAAAGCGGGGATTGAGTTGGGAATTGCTCCCAGTTTGTAGCTTTACGAAATTTGGTAACTGGTGTGCATGGTTTACTTTGTTGCCATTCTCCCCTGTTAAGTGGTCCATTGAATTCGCTCCCTTGTAATCCCTTGTGCAAGGCGTCGGCAATAAACCCAAACTTGCTTTTCCGCTCAACATTGACGCTGTCCCATCTGACCTCCTTTGTCCCTTCCAATCCCCAGCTATCGGCGTCGGCAGCATCCCCGCCCATCGGCTCAAGGTTACGCTGTGCATACTGCCCTCTTTGACTTGGCTGCTTTTCATATTCGCAGTTGTTCCCGTGCTGTCCATCGCTGTCGGGGTTGGCAGTATATTTGGCAACAAACCAGACCCTGTCCCTTCCGTGTGGGGCATTGACCGCCGCCGCAGGTATAACCACGGCCTGAGTTTCGTAACCCTCAGCTGCCAAGTCAGCGTGCACCTCGTCGAATACCAGCCCTCCATTCCAATTAAGGAGGCCGTAAACATTTTCCCCCACGACGTAGCGAGGTTGGACTTCTCTAATAACTCTAAGCATTTCGGGCCAAAGGTGGCGCTCATCTTCTTTGCCTTTTCGTTTTCCTGCTGAGCTGTATGGTTGGCAGGGAAACCCTCCTGAAATAATGTCAATTGTTCCACGGTATTTAGTAAAATCGGTTTTAGTAATATCCCCAAAGCTATCTGCCTCGGGCCAATAGTGCTTTAGCACTCGCTGCCCAAACTCATTCCACTCGCAATGGAAAATATTTTCCCACCCGCACCACTCGGCGGCAAGGTCAAAGCCTCCAATGCCTGAAAAAAGTGAGCCGTGCCTTAGCATTATTTTAACTCCTCTAATAGAGTTCTCAGCATTTTAATACTTTGCGGCTCTTGAAGCTCCCAGCGTCTAAGCGTCGAGCGATCTACGCCCGTCTTTTTGCAAATACGCGTTAAGCTAGTGCCTTTATCAATGCAAAGCTTTTTAAGTTCCTTCGCTACGTTTTCTTTCCCTAAGTACATAGTGCAAAAGTAACGCATTTTTATTTATATTTGCAAATATGAAGAGCAATTTAGAATACCACTTAGACACTACCCGCATAAGTAAAAGCGGGCTAGACTTAATTCAAAAAAGCCCAGCGCATTATTATTACCGCTATTTATCTGGGCAGCACGAAGAACGCAGCAGCAAGGCCCTAGAAATTGGCAGCGCTGTTCACGCGGCAGTATTAGAGCCTGAGTTATTTGCTCAGACCTACGCTATTTATCCAGAAATAGACCGCAGAACAAAAGCGGGTAAAGAGGCTTATGAAACCTTTATAGAGCAAAACGCAAATAAAGCGTTTCTAAGCGCTTCAGATTTTCAGCAATGCCTAGCCCTAGCAGATAGCGTAAAACGCCACCAGAAAGCCTCTAAATTGCTTGAGGAGGGCATAGCGGAGAAGACTATTATATGGGATGACCTTGCAACAGGCGCACCTTGTAAAGCTCGCCCCGACTTTGTAACGCAGAGGATGGGCAGCACGTTTATAGTAGATTTAAAAACCACAGAAGACGCAAGCCCTCGCGGTTTCAGCCGTTCAGCGTATAAATACCGCTACCACGTGCAAGCCGCTTTTTATCTAGACGGCTACGAACAGGCGCACGGCGTAACCCCTGAGGCTTTTATTTTTATCGCAGTAGAAAAGAACCCGCCCTATTTAGTCGCCTGCTATATTTACGGCCCTGAGGACTTAAGCCTAGCCCGCGAGACTTACCGCGCAAACTTGGCGACTTACTTGGAGTGCAGAAACTCTAACAGCTGGCCAGGATACCCCGAAATTATCAATCCTTTAGAATTACCTAATTATTAAAATATGACTGAAAAAGAAACCCAAACTCAAGAGCTTAGCGCTGATCTCCAGCCGCTTTCTATTACCAACTTCGAACACGCGCAGCGAGTAGCTAAAGCGCTCAGTTCGTCTAATCTTATCCCGCAGAACTATCAAGGAAACATCCCAAACACCCTAGTAGCGCTCGAAATGGCAAACCGTATAGGGGCCTCGCCTTTAATGGTTATGCAGAACTTGCACGTAATCCATGGGCGGCCATCTTGGTCTAGCTCTTTTATTATCGCTGCACTAAACAGCTGCGGGCGCTTTTCTGCGCTTAAGTTCGTTGTCGATAAACAAGGCTGCAAAGCCGTAGCTACTGAGTTAGCAACTGGCGAGCTAATCGAAGGGCCGACTGTTACGCTTGAAATGGCCGCAGCAGAAGGCTGGGCTACTAAAGCGGGGTCTAAGTGGAAAACAATGCCCGAACTTATGCTACGCTATCGAGCAGCCGCTTTCTTTGGCCGCCTTTATGCCCCAGATATTCTAATGGGTATGCAAACCGCCGAAGAAGCCGCAGACGTTGTAAGCGTAAAAAAGGAAACGATTGCAGCCGATCTTAACGAAAAGCTGTAACTTTGCAATAAGTCGTTAAATACTTCCCAGGATGATCAAAAGTAACTGCCCGCCTGACTAGCGGGCTTTTTCTTTTATAGAGTCTTAAGCATCTTAATAAGCCCAGGGTGCGGGTAGGTATCTACTTTGTCAACCCTGGTGCTATTGTGCGTAAATACCCCGCTCTCGCCTTTTAAGGCCCTAGGGGTTACCTCGAATATATCGGGGTTA